CCTATTTTATAGGCCCCCTAGATCGCGTGTCGTACGTCTTACGACTTTTCATTTATTAATTTATTTGAAGAATTTCCTATTCCGCCCTTCCTGGCGGAGTTTCATCACCATATGTAATATATTTTTGTCTTAAATTTAGTTTTTTGATATTACATATCCCCGTTATTGCTCATGTGTGTTTCTCTTGAAGATTCACGTATTTCGAAACAATTTAGTTATTATTCTATTGTCCTGGAGCAATATCGTATTTAGCAATGCGTTTAGATTATGCCAAATCCTTTGGCAATAACAAACTCAGAGCACCTGTCGCATAGACAGGCCCCCCATTCAATGATATCTCATCATTTCCGGATAGCTAGAAGTTCCGGTCCCCCAGCTTTTATTATGAGCTGTCTAAATATTCATAGTTAACCCACCCCAAGCAGAGTAGACTGTTCAAACATTTTGTTATTCAAGACTTTTTATGCTCGATAAATCGTCCTCTGACTCTCAATCTTATGCGCTAGAATCGCAATCTTAGCTGAGTTCTAATCATTCTATATTTGATTTGATGACTATAATAGTTAGACTCGAACCTCGCTTAGTCTCTAAAGAAGAGGTAACCGTGTATTATTTTTAATCTTGTTTTGCTAACAGATTACTTATACTACCCACGGTAATATTAGGATTGCAAGGCCACATTAGTGCCTCCTGTTTATTACCCGGTATTTCAAAACCACGGTCTGACCGAAACTTGTTAGTAGTACTTACAGAAATCAGCAACATGAATCTGTAAGTGGTTATGCTACAGGATCTTTCATTAGGTCCGCAAAACTTTCTTAAGGTTTCAATTCCCAGCGTCCTTTCGTCTTAGTTTTATACTATTTCACTGGATACTAAAACAGTTTTACCTTAACCATGCAAACCCAACCCAAGCAAAATGACAGTATTCTGTCAACTCCCAAGAGCACCCCTACTTTTGAACCAACCCACCCCCAAGAGAAGAAAATTTCTCCTTCAACTCTTCCTCCCATACAGGAACATCCGGAGTTTCACATCAGTGACCAAGATCTCACTGAACTCTTAACCACGCTTGACGAATCTCGCATCCTTAACAGATCCCTCAAGTTTGAGCCAACGTCTCATGCAGCTTTCCGATCCCTTTGGAAGCACGACCTCGGAACAGCCTCCGACGTCCACAACCGCATTTTAGACATTGCAAAACGAGCCAACTTATGTTTAGGCGCCAGAGCACTTGGATTTATTTCCACTTTGCTCATCACCATGGCAATTATTTATGAGTCTGGCGACAATTTCCGTTTGAAGATTATAGCAGTCATCAACTTCGTTCAGAGGTCTATGTTTTTAGCCTCTAACGAATATCTTGTCGCCCTCATTTCGCAATTTTGCTCAACGGATCTTGAAGACGAACCCGGTCTTCAAGCCACCTCCCATTTCTCTGATTTTTCTGAATTCTCAAATGAGAAGTTCCGTCAATTCCATGAGAAAACGCCTTCAGTTATTGCCGGTTTCAAAGCATCCGGAAGATCACTGGCCCAAGTCCTTGACTATTGCGCTAGTAACGTTTCTTCTTCCATTGATACCGTTTATAACTCTCAGGCTATGGTTGGCCTCAACCGTATCTTTGCATGCCTTATCGCAAAAGAGATTGTAGGTGACCAAGTCACTTCCAAAGCTCTTTTCTTAGGTGCTGTGAAGAACAAAGACATCACTTCCTGGCGTAACCGCCAAGATGTCGTCCCGATGATTTCGGACCTTCTTAAGGCTTCTGTCCTCATCATTCGCAGTTCAATTGGCGACCCGCCGGATGGACAAGTTTATACATGCAACAATGTCTATGAGTGGCTTACATGCGCTCGCTGGCTTGTTCTTCATGAACATTTGCGAACCCCCCCCGGAACCGACGTACCGGAAGGATGGGTCGCCGATACTCTTTGGCGCGCAAATCTCGACCGTGCAAACAGCACACTTGAGAAATTGCCCCAATATGATCCGGCGCTCCGTGCTATCGTTTCGGACTTATCTCGCAGGATTTCTACCATGCTTGTCTCAGCTCGCTGTGCACAGTACGGAGAACGTCCATTACCCCTTAACATTGCGTTACTTAGTCCCCCAGGTACCGGAAAGTCCACTTGGATTGCTGATGCATTTATTGCTATAGCAGCTAAGGGTCTTGACATTCAGCTCAACGCTCATACTTTAGATGACCACAAACCTTATATTGTTACTGTTAATCAGTGCGATAAATTTATGTCGTCCTACAAGCCTGAGCGTCACATCGCCGTCATCCTCGATGAGATGGGAGCTGCTAAGTCTGACAAAGACCAGGACAACCAAATTATGACCAACATCACCAATATCCTTGGTGAAGGTAACTGGTACATTAACCGTGCTGCTGTCGATGACAAAGGTAAAGACCTTTATCGGCCCCACATCAATGTCTGCATATCAAATGTAGAGCTCTTCGGCATTAAAGATTATCTTGCCGCTGCTGCTGTTGATGCTTTCACGCGCCGCATTCACTGCTGCGCTGAAGTACGCGTTAAAGCCGGTTTTGGAAAGACTCAGATCGATTCCAAGGGTCAAACCATTTCTCAACCAGGCATCGACCTTGAAGCATTATATGCTGAAGAGGATCGTACCTGTGCAGTCGAATTCAAGATCATGGTCCCCAATTCTGGTGGCCGTGGTTTTACACCTCTCTGTGAAGATTGGATTTCCTATCGCGAAATGAGTGACTATATCTTAGAACAAGCCACCATTCATCGCACTCGAAAAGGAGGTCTTACTGATACCAGAGAGTATCTCGACCTTATTTCACATGAAGCCTGCCCTCATGGCTTCTTTGATTCTGAGAAATGTAAAGAATGTAGTCCCCCTAACATGTGGACGGACCTCCAACCCACTTCTGATGGTGGTCCTGACATCCACATACCCTACAGTTTTAATCGTTTCGTCTTTGACGCTACTGATACACTATGGGTAATATGTTACTACCTTCTTACCATTATACATTATCCTTTCAAGTTCATTTCTTGGGTCGATGCAAAACTCGACCATTACCACGCATCCCGAATGGTAATTCAACAGGATATTTATACTGCCCAAAACTTAGTGGATCGCTTAGACTCCGTACTTACTCGCTACGCGAAATATCGTGAAGAGATTATTGTTAGAGGCAGCAAGGGACTTTATGTTCTTATCGCTGTTGTCTCTGGAGTCATCGCCATGAAAGTTTACCAAGCTGCAAAACCTGCAAAGAAAGAAGAAGAAGAAGAAGACACATTTCCTTATTTCACTCATACGAGCGATTATCCTGATATTGTCTTTCCTACTGACGCTTCTGACGCCATTCCATACCAGCCCACCGCTATTACCGAAGAACTTATCGGTGGTAAGCCATCCGGCCAATTGGAAGGAAACCGCTGGGACCGCGATGAAGGGTTTATTGAACCTGGAATCAAATCCCAATCTCCGACTGAAGTCGTTGAGCGGCGCGTGAAACGTAACCTCATAGTTGCTGAATTCCGTCTTAACGGACAAAGCAAGGTTATGCGAACGCACCTTTTTGGTGTCTCTGACCAGTACGCTGTCGGCGTATGGCACACTCTCCGCCATTTCGCCGAGGGCAAAGCTAGTTGCAGCATTATCCGATTCAATGAAACTAACCTAGGCATGAACGTCACTTCTGAACACGTAATGCATGGTAGTTCTAAACTCTGCACCCGTATAGGTAAAGATCTTGGAATTATCAAACTAGTTGATGTTAATTGTTTCGTCGATCTCATTGACCACTTTCCTGTGAAGGCACAATACCTCGGTAGTGCCCGTACCGTTAAGGGTTTCAACATGTACCGCAAACGCGAATCTCCTCATTCCCTTACCAAAGTGGATTTCCGAGGCGCATTCAATGTGGTTACATACCCTGACACTCACATTACTGGAGAACAATACAAAAGTCCAGTATTCCAAGGATATTTCAATGACACCCACAATGGGCATTGTGGTTCACCTCTGATTTCCCAAGTCGGAAGTTTATACCACATTAACGGTATTGCAGTCGCATCCAATTTAACTGCAAACATCGTTGCCTATCACATCGTCGACCAGGAGTCGATCAACCGTGGAATTGCCGCTATTACGCGCTCCCACAGTGTTCTTTCTCCTACTAGCTCGGTCGACTTTATTGGAAGCAAGGTCCTTGCAGACAGGCTAGACGAAGTCAAAGCCTTAACTTCTCGCGATCATGCTTACTACATCCCACCCGAAGAGCGCGGTTCTATCCGCTGCCACGGGTCCTTGTCCACCGCTCGGACATCCAAAATGCAATCCAACGTTGTTGAGATGCCTCTCAAGGAGCCTCTTTTTAAGAGCTTCCCCAAAGATTATTTTCACAATCTCATTTCTCCTATTTTTAATGGAACTTTGAAGGACGGCAAATGGGTGTCTCCTGAGCGTAACGCTCTCAGAGATTACGCTAAACAGGTCACCGGCATTAACATCGAACATCTCGACGCTGCCGTTAACGACCTTGTAGTTAAACTCTGTGAGATTGAAGACTTTGAGCATGATAACATCTGGGATCTGGAGACCTGCATTAATGGTCAGCCAGACTCGGAAGCTAAACCTATGCCCAAAAAGACTTCCGCCGGCTTCGGTGAAGGAGGTAAGAAATATCATCACCTTGAATATTCTGACCCAGATCATCCAGATCATCCTCACTACATGAAGCTCACTCCTGAAGCTCAAGAAAAGTTCAATACTATGCTAGACATGGCTAGTAGAGGTGAACGATTCGGAATTATCTTTCAGACCTGTCCTAAGGACGAACCGCGCGCTGCGGAAAAGGTCGACGAGAGGAAAATTCGTATCTTTACCATTGGACCTCTTTGTTTTTATCTTTTAAACAAGAAATTCTTTGGAGCTTGGATGTCTATCTTCACCAAGAACTTTCTCAAGTCAGAGACTGCAGGTGGCGTCAATCCCTTTGACTCCGCTTGGGGCCGTATCTTTAAGATTCTTGCTAAGCACCCAAACATTATTAACGGTGACTTTAGTAAATTCGACAAGAAGTCCTCAGTACTCTTGATCATGGCAGCTTTTACCGTCATCATCAAAGTAAAGCAGTTCTTTCTGGCTAAGAAGGGTCTCAGAATGAGCACCGAGTACTACAATTCTTGTATTGCTATTGCCAGCGAGATTGCTAATCCCCTCATCCTTATGGATAGGTGTTTGATCCAGCTCCCTGGCTCTTTGTCATCTGGTGTTTTATTGACTTTTATCATTAATAACATCATCAACTCCTTATACATCCGCTTAGCGTATTTCCACACTCTAAACGATCTCATGGCCGGCAAAATACCCGTGTCACAATTACGAGATTCATTTAAGGAAAACGTTGAGTTTTTCGGACTTGGAGATGACAACACTTATTCTGTGTCTGACTATTGCAAAAGCTTTTTCAACTTCCGTACCATTCAAAGTTATTTCAAAAGCATTGGCCTCAGCTACACCGCTGCAGATAAATCAGACAACGTTTACGGCACTCTTCCTCTTGAGTGTGCTACCATCGGTAAACGTAAATGGACATGGAATCAAGAATACGAGATTTGGACCTGCCCTATTGAGAAACCCTCTATTATGAAGACTCTCACCGTAGGCCTCAAATCTAAAATCCTCACTGTACAACAACACGAAGATTCTTGCATTAGTTCCTGCCTTCCTGAGCTTGCTCAACATGGTCGCGAGGAATATAATGCTCGAGTTGCAGACTTACGTGCTGCTCGCCCTTTGTACGATTATCCTACTTACGAGTATTTCATGCTTAAACAGAAGGCTAATGAGGTGACTCCGTGGATCCAAGACGAAATGTCTCCCGAACACATGGAGTTTCTTCCCCTGAACTAAGCTGTGACGTTCGGTTTTTAACCACGCCAATTAGCGGCTGTATTTGATCACTATTGTACTTAACAAACATATCATATGAGTATATTTAACAGCATTACAGCGACAGTAGGAACGACTTTTCAGTCGTAATGATTCTTAACCGCCTATCTTTAAGGACTAGCATCCTAATAGGGTTTGAATCTGATATGTACGTCCAGCACCGGGTCGAGGCACCCAGCTGTAACGTTTCATCGCCTTCCTACCACATCTACCCAGCCTGCCGGCTCTACAGGCAACGCATCCGACAAAGGTGCTGAGGAAGTTATTTCCGCCGACAATTTTCAAGTAATGGAAATGGACCCTGTCACAGTACAGGAACAGACCGCTACATTTAAAGAAGAAGCGTCCACTTACTCAGTTAACATCGCCGCTCCCCGCGATTCTACCTTTACAGACGGATATTCTGACAATGTCCCGCTTGGACAGTTTCTGGCTCGCCCAGTGCTGATCAACAGCGACACTTGGACAACCAATTTTAACGCGTCAACTGACTTTAAGACTTTTGACCCGTGGACTCTATGGCAGAGTGACGCTCGTGTAAAAGCGAAGCTACAAAACTTTGCCTACGGTTCGTGGGATCTCAAGCTGCGTTTTGTTGTTAACGGTTCGCCCTTTCAGTACGGACGCAATATGATTGTGTACGTGCCGTACGGCGACGTTCAGCAGAACACGTCAACCGCACGCAACCAGACTGCTATGGCGATGGAAAATTGGGGAACCGCTGGCAACGGAACTTCTGACGGAGGTCATGAAGATATGTTTCGCCACTTCTCCACATACCCACACGCCTTTTTGAATCCGTCGTCAAACCAGGTTATTGAAATGACTCTGCCTTTTATTTGGCACAACAATTACATATCCATTAACGGAACGACGATAGACTCAAAAGAGTCTCTCGGCAACATTTTGATGTTTGATATCAACCCTCTCCGCATTGCTAATGTTAATGCGCCACAGATCGTGCGCTACAATGTTTATGCGTGGGCTGAAAATCTCAAGCTCACCATGCCAACGGAGTTTACTCCTACTGGCTCCTTCGGATCCTCTCTCTGCGATTGCGTAGAACGCGAGAAGAAACGAGAAGAAACCCCTTGGCTTCTCTCCGAATACGATTTTGTTGCTACCTCTGATGAATACGCTGACGGTCCAGTCTCAGCTATGTCGTCTGCAATTGCAGCGGCAGCTGGCAACCTAGTGAATGCTCCTGTCATAGGGCCGTTCGCTAGAGCCACTGAGATTGGTGCTGGAGCTATCGGTAATATCGCTTCTCTGTTTGGATTCTCTGCTCCTCCAATGGTGCAGAACCCAGACAGGTTTGTAGCGAGAAACCATGGCCGGCTTGCCAACACATCAGGGGAAGATTCCTGTTATTCTCTTGCTCTCGACCCGAAGCAGGAGATTACAGTAGATCCTCGCACCGTTGGTGTACACCCCAGTGATGAAATGTCGATTTCGTCTATCGTTACTAGGGAGCAGTGGTTAGCTCGTGCTGACTGGCGTGGCCAGTTCGGACAGTTTTCCACTGCTGGTACTAATGAAATTTTATTTGCATCACTAGTATCACCAAACCAACAACATCACTCAACTATCGGCGCAACACGCTGCCACATGGACACACCTGCTGGCCACGTCGCTAACATGTTTGAGTTTTGGAAAGGATCGATTACTTATAGGGTAGAAGTAATCTGCACCCCGTATCACTCTGGACGTCTCAAGCTTCAGTTTGATCCTTTTGTCAAGAATTCGGCACTCACGCCGAGCGACGCCTTTACTAATGATGTGAACGCTCGTTACACGACAATTATGGATCTTTCTGAGGAGACGTCCACCGAATTCACTATTGATTACAACAGCCGCTACCCGTGGCTTCGTTGTCTGCAAGACCCCTCTGCAGCAAATCAATACGCACCATCGAGTGTTAATGAAAGCACCTTTGATCTAGTCACCGCATTTGATGATAAGATTCACATGGGTATTTTCGTTATATCAGTAGTCAATGATCTCGTCGCACCGATTGAGACAAATGCTCCTGCTGATGCCACTCACGCTCCCGTACAAATTAATGTTTACGTGAAGTGTGGTGACGACCTTCAATTCGCCCAGCCGAATGAAGTTAGCACCAGTTGGTCTGTGGCCAAGTTTGTACCCACGTCTGCTGACGTTGAGTCTTTCTTTCAAGCCACAAGTGATACGATGGAGCACACTATCATAGGGCAAGACGTTGATGACCACAACTCCTTAGTTTTCTTCGGAGAATCTGTAAGTTCAATTCGCTCGCTAATCAAGCGGTACTCTCTAGTTTTCACTGGCGATTACAACAATGACGCGCGAAATAATAACTTCGAAATGGTCACCCGTTATGTCCCCCACCTCCCCGCTCAAGTGACCGGCGGTAAAGCGCGTAGAAATTCATTTCTTACGTACATGTCCCCGTGTTACTTGCTCGGTCGTGGGAGTACCCGCTACAAATTCACTTATTACGATAAAGGTGCTGCACCCAATGGCGTCTCCAATTCGTATCAGTGGTTTGAGCGGCAGGGGTTGCGGAGTCCTCTAGGAACTGTCGGACACACCGTCCAAGATTCAGTAACTATGTCTTCCGCCGCTCTAGACTCAGCTATCCCTCATGGGTATCAAGGCGCAGCGTTCACCGACAATGCTATACAAAGCACTCTCGAAGTTCAGCTCCCTTTCTACAGCAACACTCGTTATTTTCTGACGTCTCATTTTATGAACGTTAATGACGACAGTAACGAATCGCTGTTACCCAATCCCGCTATGACCCAGATTCTAGCAGGCAGACACGTCTACACAGGCGTTGATGCTCACGCTAATGTAATGCAACAGTGGTTTGCTGCAGGTGACGACTTTAGTCTTCACTTCTTTCTTGGAGTACCAGGAACTTTTACTGCAACTTCTGCAGAATTTGAAGCCACTTCGCTCAACACTGTGTCATTAATCTCTGACGGTCATCCCACAGCCGCCAGTGTTTTGGAGTACCCTTTTCATGTATCTCCTGCCGGAAAGCCTATTTCATGGAACTACAGTTTCGTAGATTATTATTCTATGAAAGCTATCATAGAAAATACAGGCGCATTATTTCCTATCGACGTAGCTGCATGGAAGTACTTCGTTGACACTGATGAACGTAAAATTTTGTCAGTGTTTTGGGTTCTAGATCAACTCGGAGCCCAACTCGAGGACGCTTGGCGTGGTATCATCGCTCTTTATTTCCCAACCGCCATTTCTGGCGACTACCCACATTGGGAAACGTCTTTCATTAATTATGCAGACGTTCAGAAAGAGTTATCTAAGCATGATATTACCTCAGGAAACTGGGAATCAGTTGCTAGTGCATACGGATATCCCTCAGGTCAGAGG